CGTCTTGTTCGTTTTCACGATCAATTACTTTAACAATATAAAATTTGCGTGCTTTATATTGTTTAGCAAGTTCTTTGTCAGATTCTTTTCCTGTTGACATAAGTTCTTCGTATACCTCATTTAAAGGTGAACGCTCATTGTCATTTTTAGCCGGATCATAAAACTTTTGCCATTTTCCGTCTACTTGGATTTCGTGAAACCAAACCTCTTTGAAAGGTGATGAACCGTCTTTTGTAGGAAGAATTCGAACTCGTTTTTGTCCTTGTTTTTCATTATCTTTCAAAAGAGCCGCAAAATATTTTTTCATTCGGTCTTCTGAGGACATTTTTGTTGTAGTGTTTGAACTACTTTGTGATTTTTCGTACTGTGCTAGTACTGCGTCTAATGAATTTGTCGCCATGTTAAAATTAAAATTAAAAGTTTATGTGTATAAAAATGTAAGAGTATAAATGTGTTTTGTCAAATGTTAAAAGTCAAAAAAGAGTTATAAGGTCACAATCTGTGACCTTATAATCTAAGAATTGTATCTGTTTAATAACATGTCGTCCTCATCTTCCATTGGTTCATTAAAAGAGTTTTCTATTTCCGATGGACTGAAATTTTCTACTTCATCTTGAGTCAATACATATTCGTTTTTACCTGATTTTTCCATTTCGTCTTTTTTGTCGTTGAAAAAATCTGCCAAATTTTGTTTGAAGGGTCCTGAGTCGAGGCTTCTAAGAGCTAATTTCTCTTGTGGTGTTTTAGGTCTAAACTTGTCAAATTTAGTTTCCAAAGAATCAATTTTAGAAACTAAAGAATCCATTTCTTTTAATTTTTCTTCCATCTTATTAATTTGGTCAAAAAGATTTTTAAAATACTCTTCTTGTTTATCTGCCATAGTTTTTTGAGAATCAACCAAATCTGTAATATCCAATTCTTCACTTTCTTCGTCCTCTCCTTCTTTATCTGGATCAACAAGTTCTACGTCTGGATCTGCAGCAACATCAACAGGCGGTGGCGCTGCTCCGCCTGAAGGTGGCGGTGGTGCTCCTCCTGGAGGTGGAGGTGGTGCTCCTGCGTCAGGGGGTGGCGGTGGAGCTCCTGCGTCAGGGGGTGGCGGTGGAGGTGGTGCTCCGGCATCTTGTTCGTTAATATATTGATTAATAAATTTGTATCTATTAATTTCTTCTAATATTTTTTGATCTACTCTCATTTTTTTATCCGTTTAATAATGTTTTTATACCTGATTTAGTTTCTACTTGAATTTTTTTAAATGTTTTTTTAGTGTTGTCCACTCTTTCGATAAGACCATCTTTCATTCTTAAAGTATAGCAATCACCTGTGTCAAGATCACACACTTCCTTGGTTCCGTCACCAATATCTCTTTCAGACATTCTTGTGTTTTTTCCTAAATAGTTGTCTAATAAAATTTTTGTATTCATATTTTTTTTATTATAAATATCAAGGTTTCCACAAAATCTCAAATTTATTGTAAGCTTGTTTGATTTCTGCGATTAATTTATCAAATTGATTTTTGTCTTCTGTTATTTTTTGGTAGACATCATTGTTTTGATTAATCGGGAACCTCAAAACATATTGTTTAGCCAAAGCATTAACTGTCGCTAAAATAGGATCATTTGGGTATTGTTGATTAAAATTATTTATATCTTCGTCTAATAATATTATTACGCCGGCCAATCTATTTACCACAAACTCAACAAAATCTCTTATTGATCTAAAACTTACAATTGGTACATTTTTATCATTTCCTCTCGACACACAAAAATATTTTCTATTTATGAATTCAAAAAATGAATCACCATAGACTTCTTGTAAGTTTATTGTACTATAGTTGTTTTCAAACGAATTAAGTTCAGTACCATTTGAATTTCCTGAGTCGGCAAAAACATAAGTAAAGGTCATTGCTGCCAATTTATTGGCGGTGTTTCCAGTCAGATCATAATTTTTAGCTTCTAACACTGATCTTATTAGGGAAATAAAATCTTTTGCTGAAACTGATGTTGCTTGTGGTGCATCTAAACCTGTAAATCCGTTATATCTACTATTTAATGAAGACGCACAATCTTGATTTTTTGTCAGTTGATCTTTGGAATCCAAATTTGAAATTATATTTGCCGCTTGGAATATAACGTTAGTTGAGTCTTTTTTTGTTTTTTCTTCGTTTTCAACTATTTTTTGTTGTAATTTACTTAAAATTTGAACATTCAACGTTTGTAAAAAATTATCAACTGATGGTAAACTGTAGAAAGGTTGTCTTGTTCCTGTAAACGTTGTTTGGAAATCTCCTTCTGTAATTGTATGATCAACCTTTGTGATCATGTATGGTCCTGAAAACATAGGAACGTTTCTAATATTAAAATACATCATTGGTTGAATTAAAGCACATCCCATCATTTCTACAGAACAAGAATAACTTCTATTTTTGTATAAGTTATAAAGTGAAACAGACTGTGTTGTTGTTCTTCTATTTCTATCAACATTGGCCATTTGATTTAACATTTCCAAAGATTCTGAAGTTGGTTTTCCTGGATCTTGAGAAACACTAAAAGACTTGAATATTTGTTGATTTTCTTTTGAAACGTCCACATTGAAACCAACAACTTTGTTAGATTTTGCCCAATCAGTTTTATTTGCTTGATTTTCAACTAAAGGATTATCACTTGCTCTTCTTAAATCAAAAGCATCGTCTCTAAATCTGTAATCAATATTATCTTTCATATCTAAATGTTCGCTTGGTTTTGAACCGTAATAACATAAAAATTTTGGTGAAGTTTGTCTATAATCAACATTTAAAAAAGTTCCGAACATCATATTTCCAACTTCCAATGTTCCGTCTGGTCTTGGTGTTGGATTTTTTGACGCATCTTGTACATTATAAAAATTTACATATGCAGGTAACATGAAGTGTTGGAAATTATTTTGAACAAGAATTGTTGTAACCATATCTAACAATGTGTTTTTGTATGACGTGCTTCCTTGATTTTTATCTGATGCACCATCTTCTAACATATCAATAATACCGTAGATATCTACTAAAACTTTATCGCCAACATTTCTACTTGCTCTATCCACTAACAAAACATCTTCAAATAATGTTTTACTTTCAAAATCAAATCCGGCAATCCAAGTGTCGTTAAGTGCTTTAAATGTTTCCCAAAGCTCAACTCTTGTTTGTTCTGTAAATCCTGCCTCTAATGGTGCCCTATTCGGTCCTCCGTCTTCTCCTACTAAGATATTTGGTAATTGTTTTCTCACTGATGGTAACAAAACATTTAAAACATTTCCAATGTACAAGTTATTTTGTGCAATATAATTATTCATAAGCCTGTAGAATTTTGCTAAATTTGTTCCACTGTTTTGTAAAGAAAGGTTTGTTGGAAATCCCGCAGGTGCTTGTTGTTGAGTAGTTGTGGTAGTTGTAACTTGTGAATTTTGAGATGAAGGTAAAATATTTTCAATATTAGAAACAAATTGCGGATCACTCACGTTATTTGATGTTGATCCGTATTGGGCAGTGATTATAAAACTTCTTTCTTGTTCTATTGTAAGTGTATTTTTTGGTGTTGTTTGTCTTATAATAGTGTTCGTTGGATCTCTCATAACTGATACAACAAAAGTATCTTTTTGATATATATAAACTTTAACCGCATTTGTTAATGTTGCAATTTGTTTCAATTCAAAATCTGTGCTTGTTCCACCAGGTATTGTAAAAGATTGTTTTTGATATTGTTGTGCTTGTGGATTTGGTGTTGGTACGTTTTGTGGCGGTTGGACCGGATTTACAGGAGGTATGTTGATCAAATTTGGATTGGAATCTGGTAATTTAAATCCATTTAGTTTTTGAGTTGCATATATTTTTATCAATGGAGCGAAGTCCACAACGTTTTTTTCATTAAATTGCACATTCAAATCAATAAAAAAATCTGTGATGTATGATCCAGAGTCTTTATATTTAAGTTCGGGTATTGTTGATGATCCAACATAATATTCTAAAGTCTCCCAAGTTTTTGGGTTTTGTGTTTTAGATTGTGCTAAAGAAATTTGTGGAGGTAAATTACCAAATTCATATGCATTATAACTTATTGGATTTTCAATGTATTGTGTTGAGAAAGTATAAAACAATCTTTTATCAAAGTTACTCGGATTTCCAAATTTGAAAGCAACGTTGTAGTTTAAAAATCCAGATAAAATCTGTTGGAAGGTTGTATTTTGATTTTCTATTGCTGATTGTAGTTTTGTTTCTGAAGATGTACCTACTGGTTTAGATACTTTCATAAGGTTTCTCATCAACAAATGAAAATTTTGATAACTTTTTTCAATGTCAGGAACTTGTTTTTGAGAAGTTTCAGGCGTGACATTTAAGTCTTTCGTTGGTAATTGTGAAGGTAAAATATCATTATAATCATACAAAGACCTACTAAAATTTAAAAAATGTGTTTCAAAATCATCCAAAAGTTGTATTTCAAATGCAGAAAAAACTTCTTCTATACTTGTATAATCATTTTGTTTTCCTGAAATCAAAAAATTTTGTTGGTCTGTTTCATCATTTAATATTTGTTTCATGTATGTTTCAGGATTATTTTTTACTAAGTTTTGATTATCAAAATAACCATATTGAGGGCAGTTCCAAAACATTCTAACAGAACCATTAAACAAAGCTGGGTTGTTTGACAGTTCAACTTTCATATTTCCATTTCTAAATGTTTCTTCTTTTGCTTGATTTAAATTAGAACCAAAAGAAGGGACTATAAAGTAGTTGTCAGGTTCTGTGTCAGATTTAACTAAAACAGACCATGGAGACACTCTCATAGTTCTTATGTTATTGTTTGGGTCAAAACCTGGAAGCTCATAAATATTTGATCCATTTGTATTTAGTAACAATAATTTTTCATTGTTTAAATAACCTTGTATTGTAGTAGATGATATACCTTTTGTATAAGAATTTTGGACAACAAAAGTGGATGTGGTTGGTTGTCCTGTATTACTTGTTTGATATAATCCAATACCTCCTGTAGTTCCTGAAATTTGTGAAATTATATTAACATTACCGCTCAAAAACGGTCCGTTTATAATTGTCCCTCCTGAAAGTACATTATTAGATATTTGAGTCACTTGTAAAGGCGGATTTATTACCGTAAAATTAAATGTTTGAGCAGATACTGAATTTACTTTACAAGTAACGTTTCCTAATGTGTTTCCACTTATTATTTTTTGTATTGTTATTCCAGATATTGATTGACCAGATAGTATTTGACCTATTTGAATTGCCGTAGGTGTATTGTTTGTGATGTTTGCATAACTTTTCAAATTAAATGGCGCACCTGAAAAAGAAACATTAAATGGTAATGGAGTCGTATAGAAGCCAGTTCCTCCTGTAACCCCACTTACTTGTCCTGTTATTAACACGTTTGCATTAAATTGTGGAATGTAAATTGTGTCTCCTGTTTGAATAAAATTGTTTGTTATTGAGTTAATTGTAATCCCAACGCCATTTGATTCACATATACCTGTAACATCAAAAGTTGTACATGTTCCCGATATATTTAATCCAACACATGTTCCATTATTTTGTGTTTGACCGCTAAAAAGTTTTAATCCTTGTATAAATACATTATAATCATCTACAAGTTGTGGATAAAATCCTGTATTGATATCAGTAAAAGGTGGTGTGCCAGTTGTGTCATCTAAAACTAAAGTGCGTAAAGTACCATCTATAACCAAATTATATGGATATGTTGTTGCTGAAGTGGCGGGATCCCAATTTTTTTTGTAGTTAAAATTTGTCCAAACATCATCTAAAATATCTTTCCCTGTTTTTTTGTATATTTTATATCTGTGCCATATTGATCCATACTTTAATATCCAAGAATAAGGTAATTTATGAACAGCACCAAATTTTTTTAATGTTGATATTATGTAGTCTAAATCATTAACAGTACCATTACTCAAAGTTTTATATTTTTCTCTTAGAGTTGCTAATGGTAAACTATTTAAAAAAAGATAAGCGGCTAATTTGTATGGAGAAAGATCTCTTTGATTATATCTAAAATTATTAACTCCTTTTTGAATTGCGTTTATAAAATATGGGCTATTCAAAATCGAGGTTGTTTGCTTTTCATTAACGTAATTATTGTAATTTGAATAAAATAAATTACCTTCTGTTGCAAATTGATCTTTGTATTTTCTTAATTCATAAAAAGTTTTGAACAATAAAATTTGTGAATTTCCTGTGAAAGACAAAAAATTAAAATGAGTAAAAGGTCTTTTGTCATTATTAGTATCGTTTAAATCAAAGTTTGCAATTGTTTTTTGTATGTCATTATAACTTATTACATTTTTTGTTTCATATACTTGAGTATCATTATTTAATGATTTTCCGTTTGCTAAATTTTTTTTTACCCAATTAAAATTAGTAATTGGATAAATGTCGACAAAATCAAACTCATTTGTAATTGAAGATCCTGTAAAATATTTATCTAAGTTTACTAAACTTTTGGGATTTAATAATGAAACATTTGGTTGTGATTTTAAAGATTCAAAAATATTTCCGTTGTAAATTACGTTCGGGTTTTTTACATCATTTCTAATATAATTTGTTACAAATTCTCCTCTGATGAAATTTTGCCAGCTTTCGCCTTGTCCTCCATTAGAAATATGTTTTAAAAAAGTTACATAATTTGAGCTATCTAACAAATATTCTTTAATTTTTTTTATCAAAAATGGATTATCAGCTCCCAAACTTTGTAATATATTAACCGCCTCATCATCTGCTTCTGCTTCATACATAGAGAATACATATCCAGATTTTTTATTGAATCTTTCATAATATGAATTTAGAATTAATCTTTCATAAATTTCATAAAAATATTTTGATTCTTCTTTGTTTTGAAAAGTTTCGTTAGAAATTGCAAAGTCTATTGAATTTAATGAAATTCTATTTGGTTGTAAATTTGTTTCAAATACTGAAGTGTCTTTATCTGCTGTTGATTGTCTTTCAACATATCCTTTTATAAATTGTTCTACAAATTCAACTTCTGGCCAAACATCAGGATTGTAGGCTCTATAAGAACTAGCAACAGTTTGATCTCCAGGGTAAATAACTTCAAATTTTTCTTTATTATCTTGTCCGATGGATTCTCTTATAACTTGTGGCCAAGGATAAATAGGTTCATTATTTTGTGTTGAGGTTTTAATGTCAACACTTGGTGCGGTTGTTTGACTTCCAAAAATTGCATCACGTCTATATTTGTTTTCTCTTTGGTCCCAAGCTTTTTTGTGAACCTCATCTAATAGTCTTAAAAAAGCCTCACCTTGACAATAAAATACTGCTAAAATATTTCTTATACTTGGCACAAAACCTAAACTTCCATTACCTTGTGAATTAAATTTTGCCGATAAACTTGCGGTAATCTCTGATTCTGCTTTTTTTCTTTTTTCTGATACAGACTTTCCTATATCATCCGTAATTGACATAAAGGATTTTGGTCCCTCAAAATAATATACCGTGTCAAAATTTAATGATAATTGGTTTTTTATATAATTTTTATATTGTTGTATTACGCTGTCGGTTTCTTTAAAATTTCCTGTAGGTGCATTTTTTTGAGAAGCATATGATTTAACTAAATCAATTTCTTCAAGAGTAATTTTTTTTTGTAATGTCTGTAAAGTTATTGGTACTGCTATTGGTGATGGAGTTGTAATTCCTCCAATCGTGTATTTACCATCTACACCAAAAACACTATTTTGACCTAAAATATCTTTATATTTATTTATTTCGCTTTCGAGTTTGGTTGCAGCATCAAGTTTGTATGAAGGAACTGACTCTTTAAACAAGTAAACATCTTTTTCATTATTTTTTAACACTATTGGGTTATCTTTATCCATGTATGTGGCAAACCAAGACGCATTTGTAAATGTAAATATGTTCTGTTGGAAACTCAGTAAGTTTGTTTGGTACACTGACATGTCGGTCAATATTCCCATATTCTCGTCTTGAAATTGTTGTAAAATTTCTTTTATAAAATTTTGTAATCTATATTTTAATTGTTGTAATGTAATTTCAGGAAAGTTGTCGTCAATTAGTCCTTTTGACTTATATATTGAGTATACTTCTTTCATTTTTTGATATCCTCGGCTGACTACAACTGGTTTACTTACTGTTTCCGTTGCTTTTACTTCATTTCCTTGTTCTTTAGATGTTGGAGTTTGAGTCACAAGATTATTATACATTTGAGGAACTGCCATCAATGCTCCAAAGTTAACATAAGAAAGAAGTGTGTATTTATATCCATAAAAAGTTAATGATATTGAAAAATTACCAGAAGATGGATCAAATCTTGAACTAAAAGATTGTAACATAATTGGAAATTTAATTGCTTTTCCGTAAAATCCTTTTAGAGTAAGTGTAAATTGTGGATATGGTAACTGGAAAAATGCAGAATATGGTGAATCGTTACCTCCTTCGAAAAGAGCCCTACCTTTTACATCTTCTAACTCAACATTTATTACAGGTAAAAAAGAAGTGTCTATAGATACTTTAATTGTTTTCATTCCTAACAATCCATTATCAACAGCCCCTGGTGATCCGTTAGAATAAAGACTTTGTTTTATATAATAATCATCAGTTTTGTTTGGGTTTTTTACTGCAGTTTGTTTTGGTTGGTTTACACCTTTACCAGAAACGGTATCTTTACCTGTGAGTTCATCTGACCAATTAGTATCAAAAAATGTTTTACTACCTGGGTTTAAAAAATTTATTTTGCCAACAGAAATTGTTCTTTGTGAATCGTTCATTGCAGTTCCAATTGCTAATTTTGTTCTCGGAAGTACCGAACATTCTAAGTTTGCATAAATTACTAAATCTTCTTGTTTTACTAATCTATCGCTTATTTTACCTTCATCATCTATAACTTTGTTTGGATCAATAAGACTTATATTGTCATAATCTAATTCAACCAATATATTTTCTTGTTTATCTACCATAATAGAAAAAATAATTTTCGTACTCGTTTTTATAATCTTGTAATGAAGCTACCAAAGGAAACGGAATTGTCAATACTGCACCATCTGGAATAGAGAATTCGTTACCAGAAAATTGGGGATTTGCAACCTGTATCAGCCAACCAAAATATGGTGTGTTATAAAACTGTTGTGAGATTTTATCAAGCCGACTTTGTCCAACTTTATAAATAAAGTTTTTATCAGAAGTTTTTGCCGGCAATTTGACCATTGGTACAACGTTTTGTTGTCCATTTATTAAAAAATTTGAATATCTATTCCAATATTGAAGTGACATATTAATTAAAAGTTACTTTACCATTGAAGGTTTTTTTATCTTGATTCAAATTTTGACTTGAATAAAGGTCTTTTAGTTTTTTTGTTCTATCATTTACATCTTCTGTTGCGGGATACAAATAATTACAAGTTTTTATAGTATTGTCAGGAACTTTCCAAGTTGTTGCGGTTTTATATACCTCCGTTTCTTGGATTTTTTTTGTAAACTGATCTTTTATATAATTTTGTAATTGTGTATAATTGTCTCTTAAACTTTCTGATATTTTTTTTATTCCATCAATCAAAGTTTGGTTTTGTTTTATTTCGGATCCATTAGATAAATCATTAATAAATGATGTTAAAAACTCAGAATTTGTAAATAATGGTGTACATAAAACATAAAATCTGTTTGCAGCACAATCATTTTTTGTAAATGGTGAAAATCCTGAAACCTCTAATTTGCACTTTTCGTTATTTTCGACAGTAGAATTATCTTCTTTGTATAAATCTTTTGTCATTTCATAGGTTTCTAATTCTACTTCAAAATTTTTAATTGTTGAAAACACGCTAGTTGGTTTATTATCACTGGTGTATATGTCAAAAATTCCCCCGTCTGCGTTATCACCAAAAAAAGTATCACCACTCAATTGATAAACAAGTGGTTCGTTAGATGGACTCATATTTCCATCTGTTTTAGAACAAACAACATCTAATTGTCTAAATATGTAATTAAGTTCGGATTCTACTTTAATTAAGTTTGTAAGATTATTTGTTATTAAATTTAACATTGCGGTCTGTCTTTGCGAAACAATATTTGTAAGTTTTTCTTGTAATTCTCTAATTTGTTTTTTAGTTGAGTTATATTGAGAAGATTTCAGTTGGAAAGTGATTGGGTCTTTTTCATCATTAATATCTTCTTTTACTCGAATTACTAATTTTTCTATTAGTTCTTGAAACTTATTGCTTTTACCATAAAGATTACTTTCTTTTTTTTGACTTGTATATTCAGATAAAGAACCTTTTGTATAATCTCTTCCTTTATTTGCAATTTGTAAAGCTCCATAACCATAGTCGTTATTTATTTTAAACAATGTGTCGTAATATGTTTTAAAATATTCTTGTAATTTTGTTTCTAAAGACGTATAGAGAGTAGAATAATCCATAGTAGTGGCATCTTTGATTACTCCAATTGTAGTTTCTCCTTTTTTTGGTTGAACGTTGTTAATTGCTTGAGTTTGTTCTTCTCCAACTGGAGGCATTCCTCCTGTTATTTTTTCTACAACATATTTATCCAATTTACTTGTATCTTCAGTTGGTGTTGCTCTTTCATCATATATTTCTGTATTGGCATAATAATTAAAAGAAAGTGCATTTTGTAATTGTTGTACAGGTTCTTTTATTCCCATCCCCCCAATTATATTAAATGACATAGTTACTTTTGCCAACATTGGTTGGACTCCTATACCTTCCGGATTCAAGTCCAATTGTTCAAAAGTAAACCCAACAGAAGTCGGAACAATTTTTGTATGAAAAAAATCTCCAATTCTTAAAACTAAAATTGGAGGTGCTCCAAAAGAAGTATTTAAAGCGTCATTATATTTTGGTCTTCCGTCAGGTCCAATTATAGGTATAGTTTGTCCTGGTCTAGTACACTGATGTAAAAAAGTAAGTCTAGAGTTTAAACCTTCTGGTGTCATCGAATGAAATGCAGGATTAAAATATTTTATTTTATCTTTTATACTGTCATATACCATAGGATCTGTTTCCTTTATTACTTGAAAATAATCGCATTCAGAAAAAAGATTTCTTAATATTTTTTTTGATATACCTTCTTTAATTTTTTGTTCTACGGTAACTTGTGGTTCAGGTTTAACACTTTGTGTTGGTTCGGTTATTACATTTTGCACGTCTGGAGGTATTGGATTAGAGGCAACTTTAGTTGGTTGTGGTTGTTCAATTTTTGATGCTATAATTTTTGTTATATATACTCTTCTACATGCCATTGCTGGTATACTAAACACTTGAGAAACAGGTTGAACTGGATTTCCAGCTACGTCCAAATTTTTAATATCTTGTGTACAATTTATTTCTGCGGTTAAAAAATCACCTCCACTTGCAGTTGTAACTGTTGCGTCATTAGGATCTGTAGTTCCTGAAGCCGCTGCTTTTGATTTAGGTATTGATATAGTTTCTCCTTTTCCAACCAAAGTGAGTTTAAAGTTGTCTCCGTATGTACTAATTGCAGTTCCATCTTTTAATACTTGTTTCATAAACCATTTTTTTACAGAATCATTTCTTCTTTCTGATAATTTTTGATTATAAGATTCAGTTGCGGTTGGTGAAGCAGATCCTACCATTTGTATTTCAATTTTTCCCTTATTAATTAATATATCACTAATTTGAGGTAAAAGTTTGTCTTTGATTGCATTAAAATTTCCTTCTACTATTTCTGTAAAAAAGTTTGAGACATTTGCTCCTGAAAAAATATTACTACTACCTTTTGGTTGTACTTTTGCGGGTGCTTTTTGTTGATATGTTGTTTTGTTTCCTATATAACTATTATACCAATAATCATAAGGTTGGCTTGCAACAACTGCTGTTGAGTTTGTACACTCAGGACAATCGTTATCAAAATAAAATCCTATTCCTTCATATTCTTTTAGATCCACTGGAACTTCTACTGGAGATCCTGCTAATGTAGTTGCATTTCCATTTTGACCATTTAAAACATCAGCTCCTTCGGCACTTGCCGGTTTATTTGTTGATGTATCTGCAGGTACACTTTGTAAAACTTGTATTTGTTCTTCTGCTGTTAATCTTGGATTGTTTAATATTTGTTGATAAGTATAAAGATCTTTTGTTGGAATTGTGTTAAATTTTATTCCTAATTCGTAAATATCATATTTTACACATCCTGCGTAAAAAGAATCTACAATACTTTGTATTCTTTCTTTTTCTACACCTTTAAGTTGTTTTTCAATAATTGTGTTCATTGCCGCTGGATGATCTACAATCATCGTCCAACCTATTTGTCCAGATCTCGTGGAATTTTTATATGTATAAATTGGCTCAGGTCTTCCAAGAAATGTTGTTGGGTTAAACTCTGCTCTTGCGTCATCAGAAAAAGTCAAATTGTATGGAGGAAACCACATAATTCTTCCCCCATTTGGTCCTTTTTCACAAACAGGAAGATCATCATAAGTATATCCAGGTCTGTCTGATGTTCTCCATGCCAAATTTTCTAATGAAAACATGTATTTTTTAACTTTACCGTCTACAATATTTGTCGATCCAGGATTTCTTAACGGAGCTATATTCAAGTTATAGGTATTATCAAGAATCGAATAGTCAAATCTTCTTCCTGATTTTGTAATCCCATCTGATTTTTGTAAATCGGCAAATGTGTAATATGGAGTATCTTTTTGAAAAATTCTACAATACTCTATTCCTGCTTGTGAACCATCTGTTTGATCTACATATGATAAAACTTTGGATCCTTTTGTTATTTCTTTATATCCATCATTGAAGACTTTTGACACTTGATTCATTGCATTTCCTACATGTTTTAATCTCGTTTGTCCTTGTACTTGATCTGCAGATTCAATAAGTCTTTGTGTGTTATATAATATTGACCCAGGTTTAAATTTTATATCAGTAGATTGATATTGTAAGTAGTCAGCAGATATTTGACTAAATTCATTATCAGCATTTCCCGTTCCACCTCCTTCTGTTGCTTTAAAACCTGAGTTTGGTTTGTATTTTGGTGATGTCCAAACTAACTGACCTGAAGTTCCTCCACCATCACTATATGATTTTCCTTTTAACCCAAATTTAATAGATTCTTCGTTACCTTCGTATAATATTCCGAGTTCTTGTGGTCCATATACTATACCTTGTTGTTGTGCACCAAATTGATTTACAGGAAGTTGATTTGGTGGTCCGTCAATTTGTGAAGGTTCTGCATTTTGACTTCCAACATAGTATCCTGATGATTGTTGTTTATCTTGATTGAAAAGGTTATTGATTAAAGCAGAGGCTCCTGCAACTAAACCACCTATTAAACCTCTGTTATATGCTGGTCTATATAAATTATAATCTAAGGCAGAAAATAATGCAGATCTTGTTCCGTTCCCTGTGTTTGCAACAAAAATCTCAGAAGGATTTCTATATTTATTTAAAATAGGGGATAATAAACCTCCCGTAAGATTGTTTGCAACTCCTAATGCGGCTTCTGTTTGTGGTTTATTAATAGGATTATTGTCATCAAAATAATCGCCAGGTATAAATGACACAGGAAAATAGGTTCCTGTTAGTCTGTTTGCCAAAGAAACTGCGGCTAATGCTGGATTTTCAGGAACTGTAATTTTCCAATTTCTAACAAAAAGTGGTTGTTGTCCTGTTGCTAATAAACTTGCAGAAAAAGGATCAGTCAATGTGTCTAAGTTTATAGATCCTATTGTTGCTTGTTGTATTTCTTGAGCAACTCTTTCGTTAAAAGCAAACTTTAGTTGTGAAGCCCCTATTTGTGCTAAATAGGTGTCAGATGAAAGTGGTCCATTTGAACCGATTGGATTATCTTGAAATACTATATTAAAAGTTGGGTATGTTGAATAACTATAATAGGCAGGATCCCAATATGGTTGATATATATTTCCTGCATTTTGTATGTCAGTTATGATGATTAAATCTTTATACCCTCCTGTTGGTCCCCATTTATTAGACACATATGCTGATTCTATAAAAAATTCATTTACAACATCTAAAACAGTTCCTTGTCTAGGATAATAAGGTCCTTGATTTGTTCCTTCAGGATTGTTTGTTGAAGCTACATTGTTTAGTCCAATTGGACTTCCGAATCCTCCGTCAGGCCCATATTCATTGAGTGGGTATAGTTCTTTTGCAAAAAGATTTGTTGATACATAGTTATTTGGTGAATCAATAACATTAGATACAGTAAGATTAGTTTCATAATTTATAGGATTTCCTGGTGAAGTAAAACTTCCAGGAACGTTGTATGCCGGTAAGTTTCTTACCAACAGTTGTTTTCTAAATGTTTCAGAATTACCAAACGACAAAAAACTTTCTGACATTTTTTATTTTATAAATAGATTATAATTTAGTTTTCTGTGTAATAAACTATTACGAAGGTTGGTTCTTGCCACCAACAGATGCCGATACTAAATTATTTCCTAATATTTTAGATAACTGTGCGGCAAAAGTTGGGTCTTTCAACATTGCTTGTTTTATTTTTTCTACGTCAGCGTCGGTTAAATTAGCACCATTAACATTTAAACCTATATCTATTTTTGACTCCGTTTTTGCATCAACTTTTATTGGTTTTGTATATGCTTGTTGAATGTCTGATAAAATCTTTGACTGTCCTACTGCAACTTGGTTGTCTAACTTTTTTTGCATATTATCTAAAGCATTAAAAAAATTCTCCCCTAATTTTTTTGAGGACTCTGATGTTAATTTATCGTCTCCAGTAAGTTTTCCTTTTATTATATCTGAAACAGGTCCATAAAGTGATTCTTGTGTTTCTCTTTGTGATTTTGTATTACCAATAACTTTTGCAGTACCTTTTGCAACTGTTTTATAAGCGTTTGATACTTGACCATAAAATTTTGCCAAAGTTGGTGATGTTGCTTTTGCAAACTTAGCAGCAACCGTTCCACTTTCTAACATTTTTTTTATTTGTGTTGTTTCATCTAATTGATTAATTGCAATTTCTTCTATTGATTTAGAAGATTCTTCATTTGCTTTTTGTAACGATTTAATATCATCAGGAGTTAGTTCTTCTACATTTTTTTCTGTAATTTTTCCTGTTTCTTCATCTTTAACTTGAATTTTCGCAACACCACCTTTCATTTGAGCCATAGAAGCAATTAACTCTTTAGTTTCTTGATTCCCTCCAACAATGTCAGGCATTTTAATTTGTTTTAATTTCATTTCGAAATCTGCAGATTTTAAAGCCATTTTTGAAAACTCTTCTCTAGTCATACCTGCGGCTTCTGCAACTTCTTTTAACCTTCTTTTTGCACCAGGAAGAATTTCCATTTTCCCTGTTTTCTCGTTGAAAGTTGTAAATTCCTTACCCAAGTTAACCATTTCTTTCTGTAATGCTTCAGGGTCGTTTTGAGCCATGTCCATTGCTCTTAACGGATCTAATAGACCACTTGATGTAACACCTAATCTTTGTAAAGCTGCGGACATTTCAATAGCACCTTCAGGGTTCATTATTTTATCCGCTTGACTAAATACCGTTTGCATTGATAAACCTAATCTTTCTGAAGTTGCCGCCATTTTAGCTAATCCCTTAACTCCATTTTCAAAATTGTAAAGATTTAATTTTTCTAAATTACCAACAACACCAGAAGATACCGCTTCTACAGAAACACCAACACTTCTTGCGTAATTAGTAACTTCTTTCATTTTTTCTCCAACATCATACACTGATATTCCAACTTCTCGAAAATTCTTTGTTAAAGTACCTACATCTTGTCCTGTAACTTTAGAGGCTGCTGTTAATTCAACAACTGCTTTTTGTGATAAACTTGCTGCAGTTCCTAAATTTTTCATTATAGAAGATAAGTTATTTACAACTTCACTTTCACTTGATCCCATTTTTATTAACTCGGGACCTGCATCTGCAATAGTGTTTTTGAACTCATCCATACGATTTTTAGCCAATCCAAATGTGGTTTGAATTTGAGTTCCGTACCTGTCCATATCAGCAAAAGCTTGTGAATCTAAAGGATTTAATGCATCAAATAATTCATTCATAGTTTTATTTACTTGTCCAGTGACTGATTTTAAATTTAATGTGAATGCATTGAAATTATCCGAGGTAGAATTAACTACATCTCCTATTTGTCTTGCAGTTTGTGTTCCCCAATCTTTTCCAGTATCAATTGTGCTTCGTTGATTTTCAAGATAATCTGACATTACTTTTTTGCTTTATCTATAAATACTTTTTTTATGTTTTTTTACTTTCTTCAACATATTTATTTATTAAGTATTTTCTCACGTAGGTAGGCATTTTTATAAATTCAGAATACTGTGTTCTGAAAATTCTTGAAAAATAATAAAACTCGTCTAATATAGTGGACTTATACTGATAAGAAAGGCCGAAAAAACTCCACCCCAAAAGTAATGTCGACCATTACTTTTTCTCCTGACGGGGCGCTTACTTGTTTTGATAGGTCTAATCTTGGTTCATTGTCTATTAAAAATCTTCTTATGTATTTTGAATCCCCTATTGGCATTGATTGTACAAATGTTGATATTTTTGATTTATCTCTATCACTATCCAATTCTACAATATGAAATATTAATTTTGTAGTTATTGATGGTGGAGTTCTATCTGAAGGATAAGATTTAATTATTTTATCCATTTCAATTTTATCAGAAATGGTTAATAATTTTAATTTTACTTTTTTCTTTGTAATTGGTAATACGGTTTCAAAAAAACCTTCTTCATTCGGTTGTACTTGTGTTTTTTTAATATTCAATTCGTCTAAAACTAACTCTGCAACAAACTTTTGTTCGGTTTTGGGATCAATTGCACTTATTTTGTATTCAGGTCCAAAAGATGTGTTTCTTAAAAATAAAAGAATTGCTTCAATATCACCATCTATAAGTTCCTCTGGTCTCAGATCTCTTTCGTATAATTTATTTCTTAACAATGGTAATACTATACTTTCTTGTATACTTACATTGTAATCAATATCTGCTATTAAATTTTCATCGGTTGCTGTTAGGTAACCAACTTTTACTGATTTTTTTTTGGATTTATAAAATATACCTCCTGATGGTAATTGGACCACATCATGTGGTAAGTTGAATTCTGCTTGTCCCGCTGCGTATATATCTTGTTCCATATTATTAATTTTTTATTATTAAAATAATAAAGACCTACCACTAGTAAAGTGAATAGGTCTTTAATTTTAATATTTTAAGTAAAAATCAATAAACCAAAATACATCTATCCATTCTCATGGACGATGTTACTTTAGCAACTCCATCAGAATTATACGTGAGTGATCCTCCGTCATATTTGGTTAAAAACGCCCCTTCCAAAATCCATTTTTCAACAACAACTCCTGTTGGATCTAACATTTCTAAATCAACGTTTTTTTTGTAACCAGCTGCGTAACCCATACGACCAGTCACTGATTCAGCACATAATCTAATCCACTCCATAAGAGCTTGTGATGCTGAAGGTCCAATAGGGTCTCTAAAAGTTACTGCTAACTCACCCCAATTAAATCTCCCTGCAACCCAAGTTGATGTATTCAAAAATTGAATTTCAGTAGCCGCAATAGTTAAACTTGGTCTTGCTGTTGATTCAACATACCACTCATTAATTCCAAGTGATGATGGAAACCTTAAAATCCATCTGTTTTCCCTTTTTGGTTCATAAGGGATCGGCATTTTCATTAATAAATCAGCCATGTTTTAATTTGTTTTTTTATTTTATTTTATTATAAATACTATGAAATAAAAATTTTTCTATTTACTTCATTAATTTTTTAAATTATATATTAACTAGTCCGGTTTACTTTAATTATATTTAATTTTTTTTCCTTTTCCTGTGTAAAAAATTTCTAGTCCAGATTTATCATCAAAATGTTTTTTCATTGTTTCTACATTTTTTAATTCATCATCTGAAAATCCTATATAAGGTATAAAGTAGTTTGAGATTTTATTTTTCATAAAAGCCTTCTCTTGTAATCTCTGAGATAAATTTCTAACATACTCCATAAATTGTTTCATTGCACTGACTTTTAATTCTTCTGGATTAGAAGCAGAACCTTCCCCAAAACTGACAGGATACCATTTACACATTTCTAAATATGTTTTAATAAGTTCATCATCAGACAAATCATCTTCATCGGAAATATCTCTATATTTTCTAAGATTTTTAAGAAGTTCTTTTTTGTCTATTCCATGCATATTTTTTTTAATTAAATTATAAACAGCATTTTTTAATATACTTGGTGTGTGACCTCTTGCTGTGATAATTGCAAATATTGACCCATCATTAATTGCTTCTCGAAAGTCGTCCCATGCAGGACCTATAGGTGCCTTCATAGAGTCTGTTAAAAATTTTTTATCACCCGTAACTCTAAAGTCTTTAAAAGCTTCGTTGTCAAAATCAACAATTTTGTGACCTTCATAAGTGAAAGGTTTTTTTCCAATAGCAGTTCTGTATTTAGCAAAATCTTCAGTAGACATACCAACACTACCACCCTTATCATCTATTAAATAAATTTTGGTAGGCATATACATCAAATTGTCATCCCAATCAAACGCATAATATTTCATTGTAGGTTTTAATTGGTCTTGTATAATTTCAGATACTAATTTTTTTACACTCAAGGTATAACTCATAACAATAAATATTAGAAAAAAATAAAAAAAAAGGGAACAAAATAGTTCCCTTTTTATTGGTGTAGTTCATTTTAAATATTTTCAAAAGAAGCTCCTGTTGGAGTAATATAAAATGTGATATCAATAAATTCTAAAGATCTTGTAGGTTTAATATAAATTTTACCAGATAATGTATTTCTATCTAAATCTTCAGGATCACTAGATACAGTAACTCTAAAGTCATAAAGACCTCTGTCTCTTCTAATAGCATCTAAAATAGGATTTACAGCATTTAAGAAGTCCTGTCTAACTTGTGCATCGTTTTGTTCAAACAATAGTCTAACAGATACCGCAGAAATTAATTTACGAGCTTGTAGTAACAATCGTCTAACATTGATTCTATCTAGAGCAGATTGTCTAACTTGTAAAGTTTTATTACCCCAAATCACAGTCCCCACATCAGAGAAAGTGGCAATTGGGTTGATTCTACCTAAATAAAGAATATCTCTGTCTTCTTGAGTTAGTTTTTTACGTGCTTTAATACAATTGACAATACCACGAGTATAACCAGCCGCTGCGAACCAAGGAAAAGCGATGTTATCTGTAAGTGCTAAGTTTCTTGTAACCTCAGCAGTTGGCGGAATATAAATTTGTGTATTGTTTACGCTATCTCTTGTTAAAACCCAAGGATAATATGTTGCAGTATAGTTTGAGTCGATTCCTGTTGTGTCTAAGTTATCAACCGCTTCTGTTGGATATATAAAATTATCTAATCCAGAATTAGTTGGTGAAAATAAATCAACATCTGGGGTAGTACAAACATATAGTGAGTCGGCTCTGTTGAATTCGATCATTTGAACAGCATCTTCGATTAGATTACTATTATTAACATAATCAATACCAGGTGTAACAAAAACATTTATGTTAGTAGCTTCAGGGTTCGCAAAAGTATGCTGACCCAATAAGTATGCATAATAATCTGTATTTGCATAATTTTGAGTTCCATCTCCTAAAGAAATTTCTTTAAATGCACCCCATCCTTTAGCGTTTGGATATCTTGAAGAAGGACATGCTCCGTTTAGATATCCAGCTCTACCAATTTGGAATTTATCATCATTTGTTCTAAATTCTCTATATATATCCCAACCATCAAAACCTCCTTGAACAAGTAAGGTAAACTTACGTGCAAATAATCTATAATAAGTGTTTGTAGGTAAGTCAGGTTCTGTAATAAAAGATGAATTTCCACATATAAATCTTGGGGAGCCACTTGTAGAAAACTCAGGTCCTATTGTTAATCCACTTGCATTTATGTCCATGTGAAAACCTGCAGATCTGTAATTAAACTCTAACCCATCTATATCACAAGAATTTATAGGATTTCTTTTACCAACATATTCAAAAAATGAAGGATCCCAACCCAAAGAGTTAGAAATACCTAAGTAAGTTCTTCTTACGTTGTCTCCAGAACTAACTAAAGCATTGTCTTTACCTGAAGAAAGACCAAACGGTGGATTATAAATAACTTCACCAGGAAAATCATATTTGCCTTTAATAATTGGATATGGAGATTGAGCTCCTTGATAATTTCTGAAATTAAACCCATTGAATCCACAAGGTATAGAATCGATAGGAGCATCTTCAGACATTTCGATCATTACATATTTAGAATTCAATATGTATTCACCATCTAATGTCCCTATTTTGTTAGCGACAAAATTATTTTGATTTGGGTCCATTGTACAATTTGTAAATTTTTCTAATACAACTGGATTTGCATCAGTATCAAAATAATCACGAATTAAAATGTCAAAATTCAAATTGTTAAAGGATTGATTAATTATTGAAATTTTAATTAAAGTGTTTGCACCATCACCATCAGATATTGTGTAAAATCTAAATAAATCATACACTTTATTACCTCTTAACTCAGATACAACAAAAGGAGAATATGGTGTTTGCCATCTATCTAAATACCAACCAATAGAATCTGGGTCACCACTTTGTGCAGAATCTAAACGAATTAAATTAGGATTTAGACCTTTAATGTATCCTTTTCTCCAAGAGTAGTTTAACCAAGATTGGAAATTTTCTTCAGCAAATATAGGAACCTCGATTCTAGGTTTTTGGAAATTAGATACACCAAAAACTTTCGACCAATATTCGGGGTCATTTTGTGAAAAAGAAGTTTCAAAAAAGTAGGAAGTGCCAAACTTATCAACAACATTAACACCAAAAGTAGAATAAGGATTTTTTAATACTGCAGAATAGGGACCTGTCATGTTTAGTGAAACGTCTGTTAAACCAGTAACAGAAAAGGCCGGATTAAGAGGAGTTGCATATGTTGCAAGACCTCTTGACCTTAAAGTTCCAACAACAACATTGTCATAGTTCGAATATGATGTTCCAGTATAATAATAAACTTTTAACAGTAAGTTTCCTGAATAACAGTGAACAGGTATAGTCGTTGTCGTTGTTGTTGTTGGGGTTGGTACTGGTGGTATACAAGGATGAGTTGTTGTAGTTGTTGTTGTGGGTGTAATTGTTGTAGTTGTTGTTACAGGATTTAATGTTAAACCTGAAACAATAGTAAAAAATGAATACCCACTATAATTCGTATTTCCAGTTGTATTGAATAAAGCATAATACCAAGCGTCGTTGAAAGGAGATTCTAAGTTAGTTTCGTCTAAAGAAACAGAAGGAGCACCAAACACGTTAGTAGAAGCAGTCCAACCTTTGTTTGTTAAAGTGTTATAATCGTGTGTTGAAATTGAACCAAAATATGAAATAAATTCGTCTTCAGCAACAAATGGATTTGAGCTTGTAAGCACATCAAATATTAAACTTTTTATGTTATCATCTAACGTGGATACTCCTCCATTAAATTGTTCATATTGTTGATATAGAATGTCTTGAATTACATCAGGAAATAATGAAAGATAAGAAATAGTTGAAATATCGTTATTACAACCTGTAAAAGAAATTAAAAACGTTTCTTCTTTAGGTAAAAAACAAACCTGCTCACAAGTGTAAACATCAGTCCCGCCGCTTAAACACCAAATACCTATTGTTTTTGGGTCTACGTTTGCAACTGTTGTTACAGACCATGATGGACCTGCGTCATAACCTGATAGTCCTAGAATTCTAGTAACAAATAATTGATTAGATTGTTGTAAATATGCTTTAGCAATATATGCTGCCTCATATTTTGGTATTGTTGTGTTTACAAATTTTTCAGGAGATGTCCCCCCAAAAACAGTTTGGAATTCATCAAAAGATTTAATGAAAATAGGTTCAAATGCCGGACCTTTTAAAGTTTCGCCAACAATACCTAGTGTAGTTACACCAACACTTTGAGCGACAAAACTTAAGTCAACCTCAGAAGTATAAACTCCTGGTGAAACAAAAACTTTACTATTAGTTGCCATGTTAAGTATTAAATTTTAAAATATTTATTTTTCTATAAATACTTTGTAAAATACCAAAAACTTTACATTATAAAAAGTATTTATATTATGGTATGATTTTATTCTGCCTTTTTTCTACTTGTGTTATGGAAAATATCAAAACAATAAAAAATCTTAAAATAGACTCAAAAGTACATGAGGTATTAAAAAATTACTGTGACAAAAGGGGTATAAAAATGTATAAATTTTTAGAAAATTTAATTTTGGAAAAATGTAAAGAAAAAAAAGATATTTATGGTGAAAATTAAATTAATTTTTGACTAAATTTTAAAAATGGAATTCCTGAAAGTTGACCAACAACTATATCAATTCTAAGTTCATCGTTTGTATTTATTTGAATCTTAGTTGCATCATCTCCATAATAACTATTGTTTATATAAACAGAATAAGATGATATATTATAAGACTCTTGAAAAAACAAATCGCATGTATAATCAAAAAAGTAAGACTCAGAAGTAGAACCGCTATTGTAATTTAAAACAATATTAGATAGTTCTACCGGTTCTTTTTTCTTTTGTGGTCTTTTGATTGTTTTTTGACCTACTTCTAATACTGTTAGAGATCTATTTATAGCAGGACTAACTTCAAATTGACTTTCATCAATCAAAAATCCCATCATAGTAAAATCATACTTATGAATATAATATTTTCGTTTTTCAAGATCCATTACAGATTCATCTGTAAAACTATCATTAATAATTGGAATGTAATGACCATTTATTACTTGATATGCTTGTTTTGATGCAAAAGTTTCTAAAACCTTTTGATTCAATGTGTTTACTTCTCTCATTCGATTACAAACCAAGGCGACCGTGTATTTGAAATCTGCAGGAACTGGTTGAGGAATTTTATAAATATCAGATCCTTTTCTGTTTCCATCCCAAGTTGGAACCTCCATATAATAATACATTCTTCTGTTTGGAATGTTATATAAAACTGCAGGGTTATTTCCATATTTAACTTCAGGATTTCTAATAATTGTTAAAAAAGGAGGCTCTAAATTTTTATCAATATTTTGAAAATCCCAAGTTTCAACAAATTGAGACCAGTTTTGAGTTGTAATAATTATATCAACAACAGGAACTGTAACCCCTTCAGTTACGATTTTAAAATTTTCTTTTACAAAATCTAAAAAACCTTTATCTAAATCTGCATGAAGTAACGACTTAGGAAGATATGTCCCATCTTTAGTTATCATATCTTTGATTTGTTCTCTTCTTGGTAAAAGAGTTTTTGAATAGGTCAAAGGTAATGTTGGTTTAACAGGTCCTTTTTTTGGTATTGCCATTATAATCCTCTAAATTCATTTGGCCCAACAGGGGCCGCGATTATTGTTCTAAAAAAAGGTTTAAAACCTTTGTAGGTATGTTTGGTGTCAGAAACAACACGACCATCATTTACAACAGTATAATAACGAACAAAGTTTTCACTGTCGTAATAACCTATATAATCACCAAAATCTATGTCTATTTCTAAATCTTTTAATGTTTTGAGATAAACAGAAATTGTGATATTACCTGGTTCTACTTGGTCCATTTTTGTTGCACTTCCTAAAAGTTTGTTTTCTGGAGCCGCAATTGTTATTTGAGCATTAAACTCAACAGGTGGTAAAAATTTAATCCCATCACTAACAACTTCACCGTAAACATCATCAGTCTTAATCTTATTTCTATCAATCTTGTATAATATACAAGTGTAGTTCATATCCCCAATTAACCATTCTTGACCCATTTCTATTTCTAATTCAAATTCACGGTCATTAAAAAATTTACCAAGTCTAGTTATAGGAACATTATTTTTCATTATGTTGTTTTATTGATAAATATTTATTTTATTATTATTTTTATTAAAAGATTAAATTTGGAAAATCAATCTTTATTAGTTGAGCACAAATCTTTAGATATTTTAGACACTTATAGTGGTGCAAATAATTATATACTTTACTTAAAACAAAAAAAAGAATCATCAAAAAAATTCTTTCCTACAAGGTCTCAAGCGGATTATATTTTATCTTATTTTGAAACATCACCAAAAGTTGCAAGAAAATGGGTAGAATTGGATAGTTATTTTGCCAAGAAATTTGCAGAAGAAAAATATTTTATAGAAACTCCCAAAGAAATTTATATAGAAAAATTATTAGTCGAAAAAGAAAAATCTTACCATGTTTGGGCTAAATTTTTTGAAAAAGATAATCTATCAGAGTTTTGGATTCCAAAATC